CTTTCCCAAACGAGCATACTGGAGATCCGGTTCGAGAACGTTGATCTTGTCAGAGATATACGCAATGAGCAATTCAGACGCATTTCCCGAAGCACCACCCCATGATGCATTTCGTACTGTTACTGCCATATTTTAATGTCTCTTCTAAGTCCACGCTATATCACCTTTTTGTTCCGCTTCTACCAAAGCTTGTCGCCGTTCTTCAGGTGTCATTTCCTTAATGGATTTTTTTCCTGATTGTGTGACAGCAGTTGTAGCAGAACCTCCGGCGGGAGACTCCAAATTTTCCCGTGAAGATTGATTGAGTTTGCCTGCCTTACCTAAGACGGCATACGTCGCATCTTCGAGGGAATAGCCGCTCAAGACTTTCGCCTTGATATCGTCTTTGAATTCCTTAGCCTGCGGAGTACTGGCGACCGTATCGGCAAAACCTGAATTGAATTCATTTTCTCGTTCGAGCGTTGCAATCTTTGCATCTTTCTCGTCGGATAACTTCTTCAATTCATCTTTCTCCGTTTCGGATAGCTTGACCTTATCAGAGAGCTGTTTAATCCTTTTCTCGGCTTCGCTCGGTTGTTCGAGCGTCGCGTCTAATTCAGCTGCCATAGATTTAATTTATTTTTACTATGTTCCGGGTTGGCGAGCACCCGGCCACGATTAAACGGACTGTCTGAACCGTTCCTGATGCTTCTTTTCGCATTCATACGAGGAACAGACGACAATCATGACTCCCGGCTTGTCGGGATGTTCTACGACTTCAAGTTTCGTAGAACGTACCACCTCATCGGGGTCTTTCTCCGGGGGGCAATAGCTGCACCGAAGATTCATACCACGATAATGCGGACAAAGCTTGTACTGGTACTGCGACGAGACGTTGGGGTCAAGGATGCCGCACCATTCACACACGCCGCCCCGAACTTGGGGAAAGTGATGTACCATGGGCTCGCTTTGAGCACCCGCACGCTCGACTCGCAATTGTCTGGGCTGTTGCACATACGCTTGTGGCGGAGGTGCAACTGTAGCAACGGTATCAGGAGCAATTACGCGCTCCGTCGCGCCCGCCGACCATTTCGGATCTTCAGGATTCTTTCTAGGACGTGCCATACAATTGTTTTCTTACGTTTTGTAATTCGACCCTGAACGTATCCTCTAACTTTTGAATGTCAGAGAACCGTTCTGCCCATTTTAATTCACCCGCCAACCGATTAAGTTTTTGGATGTTTGGGGTTTCTTTTTTAGCTTCCACGCTGATCTGTCTTTCAAGATTGACAGTAAGCTCGTCGAACAACTTTGATTTCAAAGAACTCCAACCTTTCGTCGTCTGAACTTCTTGCAAAGATTCGATAATTTTAATCAATTTCTGTTCTCGTTCCTTGAGAAAATCAGATCGGACTGGTACTTCTTCAAGAGAGACATCAATGCTATCCATCGCGAGCTTTGAGTTGTTCATTATTGACGAGCCGATTGGCTATTCACTTTCACGACTGCCTGCGTCAACGCATTGGCCGACACTCCCGCAGAGTACTGCAAGAATATACGTCCTTGCGTCGAGAGAATTGGAAGCCCTGAGACTGTCTTAACTCCTAGAGTCGAGGCTGCTGCTGATCCTATCGTCGCATTGCTAACGATCGAAGAGTTAGCCGTCTCGGAGATGGTCGTCACTCCTGAACTGATGACTGGAATCGAAAGCCATTCTGCTGTCGTGTTGTTCGCGTTGCTGACAACACTGGTGCGAGCTACATCGTAATACGTCGTACCGCCATCATCCGTCGTCTGAAGATACGCGCTCACACCGCCACCGACGATGCTTGCCGTAAGCTTGACGACGATATTGTCGGTATCCTGCGGGATCGTGAATGGGAAGGCGACGCCTCCGTTAACTGAACCTGCGCCCACATCGTTCGTGTCGATTGCTGTGAGAACGCCTTGTAAGGGAAGTCTGATACTCATATGTTTTTCTTTTAGGCTACTAATTCGACCTATTGACCGAACATCATCTTACCCGCTGCATTATTCACCATTGACTTCTTCTTCTTGGCTTTCATCATTGGTGACATTTGCTTCTGCGCTTTCTGTTTCTTTTTCATTGTTGTTTTCTTGGTTGGTAACTTCTGGTTCGACCACGTCTGAATCTTCTCCTGAATCTTCTCCTGAATCTTCTGATGTTGTAAACATAGTGTGTGGGACATCCGTAACTCCGGCGATAACGATACCGTCTTCGGGAAGTCCGAAGCCGAAATTAGGGATGCCATTTAAGTTATTAACGTTCGGTGTTTCCATATAATGTTACTTACGAATAATTTCTACCCATGTGCTTATCAGCGGCCTTTTTCACTTTGTGCATCGGTAATCCTTTGTTTTTGGGTTTGAACTCCTTTTTACCCGTAACAGAAGATTTTCCATGCGACCATGCCTCAGCGATCTTGGGATGGTTTGCCCACATCATCCGTCGCTGTGCTTCTGATTTGAACGCCATATTAGTATTCTGCGCTAAACACTGAACACGCTTGTGCAGTGGCTTCTTTTAACGCAATGGCAGGGAAGAGTCCTAAAGTGGGATTAATACCCTGAACCGATTGCGTACCCGTTCCTTGTGTGCTGACAGGTACGACGAACGTAAGCGTCTGACCAGCGTTGACTTGAATGTCGAAGTTGGTCGAAGTAACGCTTGCCGTTCCCCACTTTCCGATGATGCCTGCATTACCTGCCGCTCCTGAAATGGCCATGAGCGAGAGGACGGTGGTATTCAGAGAAAGCGTTAAAACCGAAGACGCTGTCGGATTTCCTGCCTGCGATTGATACGATGTCTTCGACGGTGGAGCGGGATAGGGGATATTATTCTTATCGAGTGGTAATTCTCGTGCGTAATTCATATTACATTGTTGGTGCTTGTGCTGGTAATGGTGTTGCTTGTTGTTGACCCATAGGTGCAGTTGCTTGCATAGGATTTTGTTTTTGTGGTTTTCCTTTTTGGCCTTTATCTTTTCCCTTGTCGTCCGGGTTCTGCTCGTCTTTCTGATCTGGTGAAGGTTGACCTTGCGCCATTTCCTGTTTCTTCTGCAAAGCCAGAAGCTCTTGATGCATTCCGATGTGTGTCCACGTCGCCCATGTTTTCTTTGCCATCATGTGCACCAGAATGTGCTGCGTATGGTCATCTTGAACATCTGCGGGCATAAACTTGTCATCCGCCAGAGAATCATTCTCCGCGTTTGCTTTCAATTCATCGATTGTTTCAGGGAACAGAGCGTCTATCATCGACGGATCTTGCAGGAACTTGGGGAAAAATACGTACTTATTGAACATTCGCATCCCATCGGGGTCGAGAGACGATTCAAATTGCGGATACATCTGCATCAAATCGCGTCGTAACACTAACTCTTTGTACTCTGCGTCCTTTGCCGAGAAAATCAATACGCCCGGAGGATATTTTGTGTGGATATCCCCTAAATCAATCTTCTCAAACGTCATTCCTTTCACGCCCGTTATCGTTGCAATCTTTTCATCACCTGCTTTTGAATACCGACGATAGCGATGATACCAATCTTTCCAGAATTCTTCTTCACCGAATTGCATGACTTTCGACTGGAGGCTTTGAGCCAAGTCATTGAGCTGTTGTTGGATGGCGTTTTCAGTCGCACTGGCTTTCCCTTTCTTCGCTGGTGCCAGACTCATACCCGTACCTACTGGATCGTTTGCTTCCTGTGAGAGCATCTGCATGAACGCATTAAGTCCGTTATCCATCGGATTTGCCGTGTTCAATGGTGCGATGGAGCTTGAAACATCAGTGACGGGAATATGCTGTCCGATCTGACGATTAAAAAGCTGGCTTAAATCCTTGATATTATCAGGAACATACTGGTATAACGGATTTGCTTTATCCTTTGCTGAAATGAATGCAAGGTTGAGTAAGACGGAACGCGCACGATGCTTGTCTTCGAGTAAGTCCGCAACAGAAAACACAACGGATGAATGCGGTTCACGAAACGCCTCTTTGACTACAATCGGCCATTCAGAATCTTTTCCATCAGGCGCATCTTTCAGATCAAGCTTTTCAGCGTAGAGAATCTTTGTAAAGTCACGATCAATCCAAAATACACACTTATCGCCTCTGCTGATTCCCGATTGGGGAATGTCGTAATCAGCATATCCGAAGAACTCAAGGATTTGGAATACATCGCCTTGATACGTATCATTTGCTTGCGGTGTTACTAACTTTGCTTGTTCACGTCTGATCTTATAGTCCCACAAGTAAGGGTCGATGCCTGATGCGATCTCTTTTGGAGATTTAATTCCCGTTATAATTCCTTTATCAATCAATTTCTGAATGTCCCACCATGACTTTGTGATCCATTTCCAGTAATAGCGCCATTGTTTAGAGTCTTCAAAGAACGGGTCATATCCGAATACCAATGGATTGATGACATTCGGCTGCATGATCTTGCGTATCTTGTCGAATCGCAGTGTCTCCATGTATCCACGCCCGAAGAACAGCGTATCCCAGTCCCAGTCGTAATCAAGACGGCCTTTATCCATCTCACGATAGTCATTTTGAGCCAATATATTCAATGAATTGACCTTTTTCTGGTCGATTTCCTCTCCGGGGATGAACTTTACCTGCATCTTGTCGTCGTAGAGGTTTGAGAGGATGCGATTAAAGAGCGTAATGAGCAAGGTTGAGGCAATATTCTCATCACCGCGCTGGAGGTTATTCAACAAAACAATCTGTGCAACCTGTCTGCGCTTGCGAGTCTGTCCGAATTGAAACGATTCATCATATCGAGAGTAGAAATTCTTCAACTCTGATGGAATATCGATAGGTTTTGTTTCGTCGTTCATACGATTTCTTTGAGGAGCTTAGGCGTCATTCCATGAGGCAATATCTGTCCTCTCATTGGCAGCGCACCAACGATAATGGTGTATTTGGTCTTTTTACTATTGAACGTGAGCTGTGGTGCTACGTTGGTCATTATCTTCATGCCGTCTTGCCACAAAAGTATCTCAATCTGTTTCAGATGATGATTGA